GTCTCGCTTCGCTAACCCGTAACAACCGGCAGCCTTGAATGGCAAGAAAATCCGCGGCGGCGCTCACGATCGTAGCGGCCTCGTCGCCTTCCGTCGTCGCCCCACCGAGCGAATTGACGGAATCCGAGGCGGATTTGTGGCGCGCGGTCGTGGACTCGAAGCCGCGCGACTGGTTCGGGGAGGACAGCCTGCCGCTCCTGAAAGAGTACGTGCGAGCGGCGGCCATGTGCGACCGGCTGGACCTGCGGATCAAGGCGACCGAAGAAGGGGGTTCCGTTGGCGACGTGCGGCTCGTGCTCGACATGCGTGACAAGGAGGCCCGCCGCGTAGCTGGCCTCGCCACCAAGTTGCGCCTTACCCAGCAGAGCCGCTACACGCCGCAGGCTGCGAGCACAGCAAACAAGCGCGCGAGCGGGCGGCGGCCGTGGCAGGGGTGACGCGCGGACTCCGGAACGTCCGGTGGATCGAGGAGCATTGCGTGATCCCCGAGGGGCGCATGGTCGGGAAGCCGATGAAGCTCTCCCGCCAGCAGAAGGAGTGGGTCCGGCGGATTTACGATACCCCCACCCGCCGGTTCATTCTGAGCATGGCGAGGAAGCAGGGTAAGACCGCGTTTTCCGCATGCCTCCTACTCCTCCACCTCGTCGGCCCTGAGGCGCGGAAGAACAGCCAACTCTACTCAGCGGCGCAGTCCAGGGACCAGGCCGCGCTCCTCTTCTCGCTCGCGGCGAAGATGGTGCGGCTCTCGCCGGATCTTTCGGCCTACGTCGTGGTGCGGGACACGGCGAAGCAACTCCACTGCGCCGAACTCGGCACCCTCTATCGCGCGCTTTCGGCCGATGCCTCGACAGCCTACGGTCTCTCCCCGGTGTTCGTGGTGCATGACGAGCTGGGGCAGGTGCGAGGCCCGCGCTCGGAGCTTTACGAGGCGCTCGAGACCGCTACGGGCGCGCAGGAGGACCCGCTATCCATCGTGATCTCCACGCAAGCCCCGACCGACGCGGACCTGCTTTCCGTGCTGATCGACGACGCGAAGCGGGGGGAGGACCCTCGCACGAAGGTCGTTCTGTACGCGGCCGATGAACTGCTCGACCCGTTCGGGGATAAGGCGATCAAGCAGGCAAGCCCGCACTTCGATCTCTTCATGAACCAGCAAGAGGTACGGGACCAGGCTGCCGCGGCGAACCGGATGCCGGCACGCGAAGCCGCGTACCGCAACCTCGTGTTGAATCAGCGCGTGAACCCGCACAATCCGTTCGTCTCGCGGAACGTCTGGGCGTCCTGTGGGGGTGAGGTTGATATGGCGGTGTTCAAATCACAGCCCGTGTTTCTCGGCTTAGACCTATCGGCCCGAAACGACCTGACCGCAGCCGTGGCAGTGGCGAAGGACGATGACGGGGTGTGGCATGTGGCCCCGACGTTCTGGGCTCCGCAGGCCGGAATCGTGGATCGCTCACATCGGGACCGGGCGCCCTACGACCAGTGGGCGCATGCCGGGCATATTGAGCTAACCCCGGGCGCCTCGATCGACTACGCGCAAGTGGCGACATGGCTCGTGGAGTACGCGGAAGGTCACGAGGTGGCCCGGATCCACTACGACCGCTGGCGCATGGACGTTCTCCAGGCGGCGCTCAAGCAGTGCGGGGTTGAGTTGCCGCTGTCGCCGTGCGGGCAAGGCTTCAAGGACATGACGCCGGCGCTCGATGCGCTTGAGTCCGAACTGTTGAACCAGAACCTGCGCCACGGTGATAACCCGGTACTCACGATGTGCGCGGCGAATGCCGTCGTGGCCCGGGATGGCGCGGGCAACCGCAAGCTGGATAAAGCGCACGCCACGGGCCGGATCGACGGTATGGTGGCGCTTGCGATGGCGATGCGAGCGGGCGCGGAGGCCCAGCTCGATGACACGGAGCCGCCTGGGGTGTTCGTCTTCGGTGAGGTGGACGCCAAGGTGCGCGCAGGCGCGGATCTGGAGGAGGCGTGGGAGCCGGAGGAGGTGTCGTGGTGAAGCACGCCATTGGCCTCGCGGGAATCGCCGCGATCGTGGTAGGAGTGTGGGCCTGGATCGGGTGGCCTGCTGGCGTGATCGCTGCCGGGCTGCCGTTCGCGGGGTTCTATCTCGCGGGCCAGGTGATCGAGGTCATGCGCTACCTACCGAGGGAGTGATGCGATGCTAGCGACGTTGGCCCGCCCCAAGGTTGAGGCGTCGGTCACATGGTCGCCCCTCGACGATCGCTGGTACCGCGAGATCGGGGGGATGCGTTCCGACGCCGGCCCAGTCATCGTACCCGAGGCCGCGCTCGGCGTGAGCGTGGTCTACCGCGCGGTCAACGTGCTGGCTCATTCGGTGGCGTCCGTGCCGCTCGTGGTCTACCGCAGGACGGACGACGACGGCAAGGAGCGGGCGCGGGACCATTCGGCATACGACCTCCTGCACGACAGGCCGAACCCGTGGATGACGTCGTTCCGGTGGCGGCACCTGGTGATGAGCCAGGCGATTCTCTGGGGCAACCACCACTCGGAGATCATGCCGGGCCCCGGCGGGATCGGTGGACTCGTGCCGCTGAATCCCGATACCACGAGAGTGGTCGACCAACTCGGCGACGGCCGGCTCGTGTACGTGACGCGCGACCTATCCGAGCGCGGGTACGAGCCAGAGCGGCGGCTGCTCCAGGACAACGTCTTCCACGTCCGCGGCTTCAGCCTCGACGGCAAGAGCGGCATCCCCCTGACCAAGCTCGCACGCAACGCAATCGGCCTCGCGCTCAGTGCCGAGCGTCACGGCTCGATGTTCCTCCGGAACGGCGCGCGGTTCTCCGGCTATCTCTCGACGCCCTCGCCGATGCAGAAGGAGGTCCGCGAGGACAACGAGAAGGCGTGGCAGCGGGCCTACGGTGGCCCCAACTCCAGCGGCAAGACTCCGCTGTTGGTGGGCGGCCTCAAGTACGAGCCGATCAGCGCGAACAACAAGGACTCGCAGTGGCTCGAGGCCCGCCAGTTCCAGGTCGAGGAGTTGCTCCGCTATCTCGGCGTGCCCGGCGTACTCGTCGGCCACCCGGACAAGACCGCGACCTACGCGAGCGCCGAGCAGTTCTTTCTCTCGTTCGTGACACACTCGGTCCGGCCGTGGACCGAGAACATCGCGGCCGAGCTCGGCATGAGCGTCGTGCTCGGTGCGCCTGAGTTCTTCGCTGACTTCATCCTCGAAGGCTTGCTGCGCGGCGACATCAAGACCCGCTACGACGCGCACCGGATCTCGATCGCGTCGGGCTGGAAGACCCGGAACGAGGCCAGGGTCGAGGAGAACTACAACCGCGGGCCCGACGAGCTCGACGAGTTCCTGGAGCCGCTGAATATGGTGGAGGCCGGGTCGGAACGAGAGACGTCGGCTGCCCAGCCACCGAGGTCGCCAGAGCCCGAGGACGGCGCGCGCGCCCAGCTTGTCCGAATCGCGGGGCGAGGCGTCGAGCGTCTGGTGCGGAAGGAGTTCGCCGCCATCTGCGGCGCGCCCGGCCGGACGAAGGGCGCTGCCGCGCGCTATGCGGACGACGCGGACGGCTGGGAAAAGTGGCTGGCGAAGTTCTACGATGAGCACGCCGTCCAGATCGCCGAGGATCTATCGGTCCCGCTCGCCGATGCGCGGACCTATTGCGAGGCCCAATGCGAGCGGTTCGGCGCCCTCGCCACCCTGACGGATTCCGCCGAGGCCGAGAGCGTTCGGGCCCTCGCATCGATCACCCCCGGCCTGGAGAACGGCCATGCTTGAAACGGCTGACCTTGCGACTTCTCGCCTCTGGGCGGTCACCCTCCCCTACCTTCGCGCTATCGCGGCGGGCGACCTCGTGGCGTCGTCGGATGTGTGGGCGGCTCGGGGTGCGGCCAAGCAAGCGGGCGACGTGACGATCGTCCCTGTGATGGGGCTCCTCACGCAGCGCGGAGGCTGGTTCGGCACATCCGTGGAGAGAACGCGGGCCACGTTCCGGGACGCGATGGCCGATGGCTCGCGCGCCGTGGTGCTTCAGATCGACTCGCCCGGTGGCGAGGTCTACGGGATCGAGGAGCTAGGTGCCGAGATCCGGGCTGCTCGCGGCGGGAAGCCGATCGTGGCCGCAGCGGATTCCCTCGCCGCATCGGCTGCGTACTGGATCGCGAGCCAAGCGGACGAGGTCTTCGTCACCCCGTCCGGCGAGATCGGCTCGATCGGCATCCTCGGAGCACACGAGGACTGGAGCGTCGCGCTCGATCAGATGGGCATCAAGGTCACGCTCGTGTCCGCCGGTGAGGGCAAGGTCGAGGGCAGCCCCCTCGGGCCGCTCTCCGATGAGGCCCTGGAGGATATGACCCTCGACATCGAGCGGTACTACGGGATGTTCGTCGGCGCCGTGAAGCGTGGCCGAAGCGCGAACGGCCGGAGCGTCGGCGTCGAGACCATTCGCTCGGAGTGGGGCGCGTGGGTCTACGGTGCGGAAGAGGCAGTCTCGATCGGGATGGCGGACCACGTCGGGACGATCGAGGACGCGGTGAAGCGTGCGACGCAGATGGGGCGCGAGCGGGCCGGCAAGGCAGCGGCGCTGGATTCGGGGGCCCGGAAGCGGGCGAGGGCGCGGGGCTAGGGTTCCTCCGCCAGCACGCGCACTTCGGCCGCGAAGTCCTGTAGGCGCTTGCCGTGCTTCTCCAGGTAGGCGGCGAGCTTTTCCATGTTCTCTCGGCGTGGCATGCGGCGCCCCGTGGCCCACGAGCGCAGTGCGTCGTAGCTCAACCCCGTCTCGCGGGCGATCTCGTTCATGGAGAACGGACCGTCGGATAGTACGCGCTGGATGAGCATACTCACGGCTTCTCGGTTCACGAACTTCCTGTTCCTCCCCGAATCTACATGTACACCGTTCGCTTGACTAGTTCGGCGGCCTGTCGGTAGATTTGTGTACGGTGCGGGGATCGGCCCCCGGCCGCAAACCGACAGGAGGCTACACCATGGCAAAGACAAAGGCCACGAAGACGATCGCGCTCCCCGCTCCGAACGTGGGCAGGATGAAGGTGCGGATCCGGGGGCTCACCCCGCTCATGCAGAACCGGTGGCGTCCGACGGTGATTGAGGGAATGCGTGGCAAGCAGGAGGGGAAGGCCAAGAACAAGAGGGAGGCGCGGGACCCCGACGCGGAAGTGGCGGAGATCCTCGAAGCAGCGACCGTGAGCAAGAACGGGAAGGTCGTCTACGGCCACCCCCTGGAGTCCATTGTGGAAGCGATGGCGTCTGCGGGCCATCGCATGGGTGAGGGCTGGGCGAAGAAGGGGCCGGCGATCAAGGGCGCCGTCACAGTCATGGTCCCGGGCAGCGACCTCATCCCCATCGAGGGACCGAGGCCCGTCAGAGATACCCGTCCCGGTCGGATCAAGGGGACGTGGACAATCGTGCATCGTCCCAAATACGAGAGGTGGGCCATGGAGTTCGTTGTCGAGTTCGAGCATTCGCTGTTCAGCCAGGAGACATTCCTGCACCTACTGATGCTCGCCGGGCGGACGGTTGGGATCGGCTCCTTCCGCGTCGAGAACGGTGGGCAATACGGAAGGTTCGAGATCGAGGGCGCCGAGATCGAGGAGGTGTGAGGTGGCCAAGTACTTTGCAGCACCCGGAACGCCGTTCAGCGACGAAGACGCGGAGGAGATCGGTCCGGAGTTGGCCGCCCTGGCTGAGTCGGGAGCAAGCTCGCCTGTCGAAATCGTGGAGTACGCGAGGGCGAACGAGACACCCCTACGGCGGCACCTGCAGATGGACCGGCCGCTCGACGAGGTCGCCGAGTCGTGGTACCGTAACCGTGCGCGCCAGATGGCCGGCGCGATTCTCGTTAACGTCCAGACCGCGAGCGGGCGGCGAGCCGTGAGGGCGTTTCATTCGGTCACGGTGGCCACGGTGACCCCGGCGGGTGGCGCGATACGCCGCCAGTACGTGACGATCCAACAGGTGCGCGACTCGGAGCCCCTGGCCGAGCAAGTCCTGTCCGAGGCGCTGGCCCGACTCCGGGAGTTTCAGGTCCGGTATGAGGTGTACCGCGAGGTACTCGTGAAGGCCGTTCCGGCGCTGGCGGCGGTGTTCACAGCGATCGACGAGGCGGCGTAGATCAAAGAATCCGCAGCGTAGCGAAGCACAGCTGAGCAGAGCGCAGCGAAGCCCAGCCCAGCAAAGCCTAGCAGGGCCTAGCAAAGTCAAAGAATCCAAAGCACTGCGAAGCGGAGCGCAGCCCTGCTGAGCCGAGCGCAGCCTAGCGAACCGAAGCCGAGCAAAGTCAAAGGGTGTTGGTTGGGAGGGGCCTTGACGGGAAACGGGCGAGGCCCCAAAATGCAGGCGTAGAACATAGCGGGCGGCGACACCCCGGCCTCCACTGAGCGCCGGTGAGCTGACCCGAGAAGGCCGAAGACCCACGCCGCCAAGCTCGCGCGTGTGACGGCCGGTGACCCGAAACCACTTCGGGCGCCGGGATTCCGTCACCCGCGCTTTTTCGTGTGTGCCATCCCCGGCGCCGACCGACCGGGAGAACACGAAATGGCCGCACGAATCCACGAGCTCAGGGCCAAGTGGGACGGCCTGGTGAAGCAGGCGAACGACGCCCTCACCGCCGCCCAGGCCAAGGCCGAAGAGGAGGGCCGCGAGCTCAGCGCCGAGGAGCGGTCGGCCCAGGACGTCTTCGATGTGCAGATCACCGCCGCGAAGACGGCGTATCACGACGAGGCCAAGAAGAACGAGCGGCTGGCCGAGCTCGGCAGCGCCGGGCCTGTCCGCGATCAGGTCGCGGGCACGGACACGCGGGTCGGGCGGCTCCGGGCCGAGGACGATCCGCGCAAGGGATTCCGCTCCCACCGCGACTTCCTCATGTCGGCGATGAACAACGCCGGCGCCCGCGAACGAGCGAGCGTGGAGGACGAGCGGCTCCGTCCGCTGGCGGTCCTCGACAGGGAGGACAAGGCCGCTGCCGGCGGGCTCGTCTACATGCTCCCCGAAGCGTTCACTCCGCGGGGCCTTTTGGCCGCCGCCGGATCGGACGAGCAGGGTGGCTACGACGACCGCTACGGCGGGTTCGCCGTGCCGACCACGGTCCTCCCCGGGATGCTCTCGACGCCGTTCGAGGGCGACCCCACGGCCGGCCGCACGACTGCCGTCCCGATGGTCACGCCCTCGGTCGAGATCTCGGCCCGGACGGACAAGACCCACACCACGAGCGTGTCGGGTGGGCTCACGGTGACCAGGCGTCCCGAGACCGTGGCCGCGTCATCGTCTCGGATGGAGCTCGAGAAGATCACGCTCAAGGCGTCGAGCCTGTTCGGGCTGGCCTACGCGACCGAGGAGATCCTGGTGGATTCCGCGCTGACCTTCGTGGCCATGATCGCGGCCGGGTTCCGGGATCAGTTCTCCGCGCACATGCTGGACGAGAAGATCCGCGGGGGGGGCGGGAACGAGTTCCTCGGATTCAAGAACTCGGCGGCGGCGATTTCGGTCGCGAAGGAAACCGGCCAGGCGGCGGACACGATCGTCGCGAACAACATCATCAAGATGGCGGCCCGGTGCTGGGGCTTCGGGAACGCGATCTGGCTCGCGAACCACGACACGCGCCCGCAGCTCGCGGTGCTCTCGATCCCGATCGGGACCGGCGGCGTGCTGCTCTACCAGCCGGCGCAGCAGGAGCGGTTCCCCGACATGCTCTGGGGCCGGCCGGTCTTCTACTCCGAGTACATGGACAAGGTGGGGGACGCGGGTGACATCGCGCTCGTGAACTTCAGCCAGTACCTGGAGGCTCTCTACCAGCCGCTTCAGTCGGCCGAGTCGGTCCACGTCCGGTTCGTTGAGCACGAGCGGGCGTTCAAGTTCTGGCTCAGGAACGCCGGTGCTCCGTGGTGGAGAGCCGCGCTCACGCCGAACAAGTCATCCGACACCCTGTCGCCCATCGTGCTCTTGGCCGCTCGGGCGTGACCCGGCGCTGAACTAACAGGAGACTGGAACATGCCTGCAACATACACCGCGCAACACCTCCGGTCGCGGGCGGCGCGCGTCATCGTCGAGCACGACGTGGCCAGCGCGGACGACCCGCAGGTCGTGGCGCTCACGCCGACCGCCGACTGCTTCGCCATCACGGACGGCTACCGCCGGTTCCTGGCGGGGCTGTTCCGCTCGGTCGGGACCGGCAACATCGACGCCTTCGAGATCATCGCCGCGACGGACGCAGCCGGCACGGGCGCCACCGTCGTGGTCGAGCACGCATTCGCTACCGAGGCCGACGCGGTCGGCGATTTCGTGTGGCTCGAGTGCGACATCGAGCAGGTTCTCGAAGTGCTCGCGACCGCGACCCACGTCGGGGTCAGGATCGAGCAGGCGACCGCAGGTGACGAGTGCATCGTCTACTTCGAGCGCGCGGAGCCGACCTTCGCCTACACCGACCTGACGGCCGACACCATCGTGTAACCGGCTGGGGGGCCGGTCCTTCGGGGCCGGTCTCCCCGCCTGAACTACAGGAGTCCGAACATGCCGGTGAATCCCGCAAGCCAGGACGCACAGGTCTACGAGGCGCTTGCCCTCGGGTTCCGCGTGGACAGGGCGGCGGAGACCCTGCCGCAGGGCGCCACGGGCGACCTGTTCACGATCACGGGTGGCCGCATCCTGCTCACGTCGATCGTCGGCGAGGTGACGGTCCAGATCGGGACCACGAACCTCAACGTCGTGTCCACGAAGTCGGGAGGTTCTGAGGTTGCGCTGTCGGCGGCGACGACCTGTGACGCGGATGCGGTGGGCACGCTCTACGGCATCACCGGGGTCGCGGCGGACGTGATGTCTGCGCAGAAGGTGGGCGGCACCGAGGTTCCGAACGTGACCTTCCTGAACGGCATCCAGGCGCGCGGCATCGTGCTACCGGCTGGTGCGATCCAGCTCAAGGCATCCGCGAGCGTCGCCGGTGAGACCAAGTGGCAGATCCACTACATCCCGCTGGACGACGGCGCGACGGTCGCGGCGGCCTGATAGATGGCGCTCTCTGGCTCCGTCCGCGAGGTAGATGGGAATCTCGTCATCTACGATTCAGTCGGGAACCGGATCGTGACGGTCGATATGACCAACCGAAAGGTCACGTTCCCGGCCAGGGCGGAGCTCGAGCTGCAAGCTGGCGCCGTAGTCGACTTGAGCGACGAGGTGCTCCAGGCCGCTGACATCGCGCTCATCGAAGGCAGCGTCCTCGTGGGCGACGCGGCTGGGGCTGCGGTAGCACTCGCGGCCGAGACGGACGCGCAGATCCTCGTCGGCGACGGGACGACGCTCGCGTCGGTAGCGGTCTCCGGTGATGTCACGATCGACAACGCGGGCGCTGTGGCGATCGGGGCGACCAAGGTGACGCTCGCCATGCACGCGAACCAGGCGGACGGGACGATTCTGGTCGGCAACGCCTCCAACCGCCCGGTGGCCGTCACACCGAGCGGCGACGCGACGATGGACAATGCGGGTGCCTTCACCCTCGCCGTGCCGAAGGTTTCGGTGCTCACCGAGACACACGCCTTCGGTGCGTTCACGGACAACCTCGACGCCACCGGGCAGGTGGACTTCGCCGGAACCGTGCCCGCTGGTGCGGTCCTGCTCGGCTCCAAGGTCATCGTCGGTGCCGGGTTCGCGGGCGACGTCTCCGCCGCCCTGACGATCGGCGACGGGTCCGACGTGGACCGCTACAACACGGGGACCATCGACGTGTTCAGCACCGACGCCACCGGGGTGGAGTCGGGCGTCCCATCCGGTGACAAGCTGATTCAGGTCGCGAACTCGCCGACCCTGACCATCACGACCAACGCCGACTTCACTTCGGTTTCGGCCGGCTCCGTGACGGTGAGCATCTACTACCTCGAGACGGTCTAACCAGGGAGCTGATCCAATGAGCGAGCAGATCCAAGTACTCGGGCGCACCGGCACCCAGACCAGCCCCGAGGGGCAGTACGCGCCGCTCGCCCTGGGCACGGACGGACGGCTGCTGGTCAAGGCCGGCTCCTACTTGGCCGCCGTGGCAGGGCGCCTGTTGGTCGCGACGTCAGCCACGGGCGGGATCGCGATCATCGCGGCGGCCACCGCCGGCGGGCATCCGACGCTCTTCAACCCGCTCAACAGCGGGCGGATCGTGTCGGTGAAGAAGCTCCTGCTGGGCTACGTCTCGGGGGACAACGCGCCGACCTCGCTGGCGTGGAACATCACGGAAAACGCGGGCAGCCAGGCGGCCACCGCCTCGGCCATCCTCACCGCTACGGCGGTGGCGGCCAAGAGCGCGATGGCGGGCGGCCTGGTGGACCAGAAGGCGATCTGGAGTCCTACGACCAACACCTTCACGGCGATTCCCGCGTTCTACCGTCCGTGCGGGCTCTCGCTCTTCACGGGCGTCGCGGCCACCGCGGTCGCGCCCTGGATGTGGTACGAGCACTACGACGACGATCTGCTCGTCGCGCCAGGCACGGCAATCAGCCTGGTGTCGCAGGCCGCGACGACCACCTCGCTGTTCCGGGTGACAGTCCTCTTCGAAGAGGTCGACGAGTAAGGGATGCGATGCTTGAACCCCGACTGGAGCTCGTAACCGCCCCGGCCCTGGAGCCGCTGACCGTCGCGTCCCTGCGCAAGCACCTCCGGCTCGACGACGAGGACGGCGAGCCCGCGCCTGGGGCTCCGACCGTCGCGCTCGCGTCCCCGGCGGTCGCCGGCAACGTCGACGACGGCGCGCACCGCTACCGGGTCACGTTCGTCACGGCGGACGGGGAGACGGAAGGCGGGACGATCTCCGCCGCGGTGACCGTCGCCGACAAGACGGTGAACGGCAAGGTCGAGCTGACTGCCATCCCGACCGGCGGTGCGGCGGTCACGTCGCGCGAGCTCTACCGCACCGAGGCGGGCGGGACGGACTACCTCGCCCTTGCCACGATCGCGGACAACTCGACGACGACGTACACGGACAACATCGCGGACGCCTCGCTCGGCGCTGCGGCCCCGACGACCAACACGACCGAGGATCCGGAGCTCGTGCGCGCCATTGAGACGGCACGACGTGAGGTCGAGAAGAGGGGCCGGGCGCTCATCACCCAGACGTGGCGAGCGCTCTACGACTCGTTCCCGGTCGTCGAGGTCGAGCTACCGAAGCCGCCGCTCCAGTCGGTATCGAGCGTCAAGTACATCGATGACGACGGCGTCGAGCAGACCCTGGCCACCACCGAGTATGAGGTGGACACGAGCGGCGTCCGGGGCCGGGTCTACCTGGCCTACGAAGGTGAGTGGCCGATCCATCGGATCGAGCCGAATGCGGTCCGGATCGAATTCGTGGCCGGGTACGGGGACGACCGGAGCGACATCCCGGGGAACTTCCTGTCCTGGATGCTCCTCCGTGCGGGCGACTTGTATCTGCACCGGGAAGGCACGGTCGTCGGAACGCTCTCCTCCCGACTCGAGTTCGTCGACACGCTCGTCGAGTCCGAGGCGGTGCTGTTCTGATGGCGCTCAGGGCCGGCCGCTTGAGGCACCGCGTGACCATCGAATCCGCGACCGAGGCGCAGGACGCGTTCGGCGAGCCGATCCCGACGTGGGGTGTCCTGGCAACGCTATCTGCCGAGAAGTTGGATCTGTCTGGTCGTGAACTGTTCCAGGCCCAGCAGGTCAACGCCAAGGTCTCGACGCAGTTCACCATCCGGCACCGCTCGGACGTGACGGCGAAGATGCGCATCAAGCACGCGAGCATCTACTACGACATCGAGTCCTACTCGGATCCGACAGGACTCAAAGAGGAGCTGATCCTCCTGGCCAGCAGGAGCGCGAATTGATCGGGAAGGCTGTGTATGCCCGACTCGCAGCCGTCGCGGGAGTCTCGAATCTCGTGGGCACGCGGATCTATGCGCTCCGGCTCCCGCAGAACGTGACGTATCCCGCGATCCGCTACCAGCAAATCAGCGCGGTCCGCGAGTCCGCGATGGGCGCGGACACGGGCGACGTGACGGCACGGATGCAGGTGGACTCGTTCGCGGCGACCTACGCGGGCGCGCAGGCGCTGGCGAAACAGGTACGGCTCGCGCTCGCTCGGTGGGGCGGTACGGCCGGCGGGATCGTGGTCGAGCACGTCTTCATCGCGAACGAGCTCGACAGGTTCGAGCCCGAAGTGCTGGAGGACGGCACGTCCGGCGTGCCGCGCGTGATGCAGGACTATCTCGTTTTCTTCGAGGACGAGGCGTAGCTCATGACGATCGTCCAGTCTCGCAAGCTTTTTGTGGCCGAGTACGCGCTCAGTGGGTACCTGAACGGCCTGGTGCTCGACCTCGATCCGGTCATCGAAGACGATACGGTCTTCGGGGACGACACCCGCTCGAACTACGTGGGCATGGACGCGTTCAGCGTCGAGGAAGAGGGGCTGTGGTCGGCGGGTACAGCGCTGCCCGACACGATCTTCGCCGCGCACGCGGGCCTCGAGGACGTGCTGGCCACGGTCGCGCCGCTGACGGGCGCGGGGGGAGAGGTCGCGTTCTTCGGCCTGACGTCTCAGGGCGCGTACAAGCTCGGCGGCGCCGTCGGGCCCATGCACCGCTTCAGCCTGAGCCTCAAGGGCTCCGGCGGCGCGGGGATGGTGCACGGGACCATCCTGGTCAACGCCAACCTCACGGCCACAGGCGACGGCACGGCCTACGAGCTTGGCGCGGTGGCGGCGACCGAGAAGCTGTACGCCGGGCTCCACGTGACCGCTGTCGGCGGCACGAACCCGACGCTCGACATGATCCTGGAATCAGACGCGGCGGACGACTTCTCTGGGGCGGAGACGACCCGGATCACGTTCGCGCAAGTCACCGCCGCCGGGAGCGAGTGGGCCACGCCCGTCGCGGGCGCGATCAGTGACACGTGGTACAGGATCTCCTACACGATCGGCGGCACCGCCAGCCCGAACTTCGACGTCGTAATCACCGTGGGCGTAAAATAGAGGAGCGGGACCATGGCCATTCTATCCGATGCCGTAATCTCGATCGCGGGCACCGACCTGTCGGCGTACTGCGTCGAAGCCACGCTGAACTTCGATGCCGAGATGCAGGACGACACCGCGATGGGTGACATCGCGCGGTCGAACGAAATCGGGCTCGACGTGTGGAGCCTGAGCCTCAAGTTCCTGACGCCGTTCGCTTCCGGTGGCCCCGACTCGGTGCTCTCGCACGCGGACAACCGCGGAATCGGCAAGACCGTCGCGATCATCTTCAGCCCCGCGTCGGGTGGCGAGGGCGCGACGAACCCCGAGTGGACCGGGACCGGAGTCATCGGCTCATACAAGCCGGTGGGCGGCCACGTCGGCGACCAGCAGGTCGCGGAAGTCGAGATCCTGTCGGCCGGCACGCTGACCCGCGACGTGACGCCGTAATGGCCAGGAAGCGGGCGGTCGCACGGCTCGAGGGTCTGGACGACCTGGAGGCTGCGATCAAGCGGCTCGCCGTGGACACGCAGGGCGAGGTACTGCGCGAGGCTACGGCGGCCGGCGCGGAGATCACGCGCTCGGTCGCAAGCCAGCTCGCGCCGCGCTCCGCTGACGGCTCGCACGGCAACCCGCCCGGCTTCCTCGCCTCGCACATCGAGGCGGAGGTGAAGTTCACGCGCACGCAGGACAAGGCCGAGGTCCACGTAGGGATGCACAAGGACGCCTGGTACGGGCGCCTGCAGGAGACGGGCACGCAGTTCGCGTCCGCGCAGCCGTTCCTCAGGCCCGCGCTCGATGCGACGAAAGACGACGTGGTCGACGAGATCCGGGACCAACTCAGGAGCCGGATCCTCAGGAGCCTATAGGGAGACGAGATGCTGACACGTGAGCAGTTCCTGGCCGAGTCGGACCTCCAGCGCAAGCCGGTAGACGTGCCGGGCTTCGGCACGGTCGTCCTGCGTGAGATGTCGGTCGGCGAGCGGCTGGACTTTCGCCGGAAGTGGCTGGCCCAGACCAACGGCGCGGGGGGGGGCGACGAACGAGACACAGTGCTCTCGCTCGCGCTCGTTGCCGCGTCGCTGTGCGTACCTGACGGCTCGCCGATGTTCGCCGATGACGAGATCCACGAGGCCGTGGCGGTCCTGAGGCGCAAGTCTCAGCGCACCGTCGAGACGCTGCAGCGGGCGTTCATCGCGATCAACGGCCTGACGGACGAGGAGGTGGAGGCGGCCGTGGGAAAATCCACCGAGATCCCGAGCGCTACATCCTCCTCCGGATCGCCCGTGATCTCGGATTCCCCAGCGTCCGGAGCCTAGCACACCACCTCACTCCCGACGACTTCCGGGACTGGGTGGCGTTTTACCTGATCGACGCGAGCGAGCAGGACCCAGAAGTCACACGGTGGGACTCGGAGGAGGCGATGCAACGGAAGCTCCAGGCGGCTGCGGCCCGTAAGGCGAAGGGCGGCTAGTGGCCAGCGTACTCGCAAGCTTGGTCGTGAAAGTTGGGGCCGACGTCACTGGCGTGACGGCCGGGCTCAACACGCTCGAGAAGCGTACCCGCTCGCTCAAGAAGCAGTTTGGGTCGGTCACCGATTCGACGCTGACGTGGCAGGGCGCGCTCAGTGTTCTGGCGGGGGCAACGGGGCTCGCGTTCGCTGCGCACAAGGTTTTCGAGCTCGGGGCGGCCGTAGAGGAAACGGCGTCGAAGTTCCGGACCGTCTTCGGGCCGGCGACGCAGGATGCCCAGCGGTTCCTCGATGACTTCGCGGCGACCGCCGGGCTGACGACTACGCGGGGCCGTGAGCTCCTGGCGACCACGGGCGCGATCACGCAGGGGCTCGGGTTCACGCAGCGCGCGTCGGCGGGGGTGTCGGAACAGGTCGTTCGCATGGCTGCCGATATCGCGTCATTCAACAACACGCAGGGCGGCGCTGAGCGGGTTACCCAGGCGATCATCTCCGCGCTCAACGGCGAAACGGAAGCGCTGAAGGAGTCGGCCAAGGTCGTGGTCCTCCAGGCCGACGTGATGGCGAAGGCTGCCGAGATGACCGGCAAGGCCACGGGCGAGATCACGCGCCAGGACAAGGCGCTCGCGACCCTCGCGCTGATCGCGGAACGAGCGGGAGTCGCGATGGGCGACCTCGGCCGGACCATGGACTCGCCCGCCAACCGCTTCCGCGAGCTTGTCGCCGATGTGCTGACGTTCCGCGACACGGTCGCACACGCGCTTCTGCCGGCGATGACCAGGGTCTTGGACGAGCTGACTACACTCGCGGGCTCGGATGGCTTCAAGGGCCTCGGCGAGACGATCACGGAGAACAGCCGGAAAATCGCGGCGTGGGCGGGGTTCGCTATCGCTGCAGGGAAGTTCGCAGCCCAGGCGTTCGCTGCGCCGCTTCGGATTGCGTTCAATCTCGGTCAGGTCATCGGCGAGCTAGCAAACGCGCTGATGTCTTTGGCACAACGAGACTTCGCCGGCGCCTCCGCCGCCGCTTCCAGGATGTTGGGCAACTTCGGCGACATGAGGACCGTAGTCGACGAAATCATCGAGAGCTTTACCAACATGCGCGTCGCAGCCGGCGAGGCGTTCTCAACGACTGATTTCGCCGCCGCTGTCGTGGCCGCGCTGGAGCAGACCAACGACGTACTGACGAACGTGGAGGTCCGGGGCAAGGAGATTGCGGAGTCGTTCGCGAGCAACTTCGCAAGCGCTTTCTCCGATCTCGTGACCAGGGCCAAGGGGTTCGGTGAGGCGTTCGCGGCGATGGCGAAGGGCATCCTGTCCGACCTGTCGCGCATGCTCGGCCGCATGCTGGCGGTGCGCGCCCTGCTCGCGGTTTTCCCTGGCCTCGGCACAGGCGCGGGCGCCTTCGTCCCGATACCCGGGCTGGCCCACGGAGGCCCCGCCCAGGCTGGCCGGCCCTACGTCGTCGGTGAGAAGGGACCCGAGCTGTTCGTGCCGAAGACCTCGGGCCAGATCGTCCCGAACAACCAACTGTCCAACGCTACGGCGCCGGTCGTCAACATCCACTTCCCGCGACCCTCTAGCGCCGTCGAGCGGGCGCTGTACGAGCAGTGGGTCGAGTACTTCGAGCAGGCGCAGCACAACGGCGCCGTGAGGCTCGCCTGAGATGCCCGCTTCGACTATGTGGCCGTGCGTTCGTCCCGGCCTTCGGGTCGAGTTCCCGTCACTCCATCGGCGCAACATCGTGGCGCTCTACGGAGCCGAGGCTTCGCCGACACGGATCGCGCGACTGTACGACGTGAGTCACAATGTGATCTACCGCGTGCTCCGCGAGGAGAGGGTGGTGCTGCGCGGCATTTCGTGGCAACCCACCCGGCATTCGCGAAACACCCCCAAGAGGTGCGCGCGGTGCAAGGAGACAAAGCCGCCCGACGCGTTCAGGTTTAGGCCGGGCACCGCTCAACTAGAGGCGTACTGTCGCCCATGCGATAGCACGTATAACGCTGAGAAGCGCAGCAAGAACCGCGAGGCCCGCCTGGCGGCTTGTCGCAAGTGGCATCAGGAGAACAAAGATCGGCAGCGGGCTACCAACAAGCGATGGGTGAAGGCAAACCCAGAACGGGTGAGGGCAAGTTGGCGCAGAGCTCGCGCGCGTCGCAGAAATGCCGAGGGTGAGTTCACTGAGGCCGACACTAGCCGGCTTCTCGTGGAGCAGCGCGGCACCTGCAATGGGTGTGGGGGCGACATCCGGGAGACTTGGACGGTGGATCACATCATGCCACTGAGTCGCGGCGGCTCCAACTGGCCCGACAATATCCAACTGCTGTGCGCCCTATGTAACAGCAAGAAGGGCAATCGGACCATGGAGGAGTGGACCGATGCCGCGTAAGGGCAATAGTGGTTTTAGGTGGGTTCCGACCGGCGAGACCGAGAAGACGCACGTCCTCGCGCGTCCGATGGCGCTACAGGTAGCGGCTACCCGGCGCACGAACCGGTGGGAACGCGTCTCGCTCGACTTGTCGGTCCGCGAAGTAATCAGCATCGGCGCAGGCCGCGAGGAAGTCGAGGCGACGCTGCGCTACGACAAGGACGCCGAGAACCTCATGCGGCTCCTGAACGACGCGGCCAACGGTATCGTGGTCGACTACTACCAGCACCTCGCGGGCTCGCAGAAGTTCTCGCTGTGGCTGATCGGTGAGCCGCAAGACTTGGGTCCTGACCCGAGCGGCGGCGGCGAGTACATGATCCGCGTGCGCTGGCGCGACGCCTCCGCATCGGGCACGGGCCTCCAGCGCCTGTTCTCCCCCTGGTGGTACAAGTACTCGGGTGGCATGGCTCGTGGCGCCGACATGACGCACACGCGCGCGACGACGGCGAACTACAAGAACAACCTCGGCGTGCTGACGTCTGCTGTATCGGGTGCGCTGCGTGATGGGCATTGGGTCGAGAACGAAGCTGGGTTGCTGGTGCCGTCTACGCTGCTGGAGGGCGCGAGGGTCAACAAGTTCACGCAGCCCGAAGACCTGACGCATGGTGACTGGGCGACGACGGGGCTGTCGGCACAGACCGCGAATCAGGCCGGCGACCCGGAGGGCGGCACGACGCTGGACGAGTTGGTGGAGAATTCGTCGCTTTCCAATCACGGTGTGCGCCAGACCAAGACGCTAACCGCCGATGTGAACTATGCGCTGTCGTGCTTCTACATCGCGGGTACGCGGACGTGGGCGCACCTACGGCTAGAGGACACGGGCAGCCCAGCCAACTTTGTGGACGCGTTCTTCAACCTCTCTACGGGAGCGGTAGGATCCGAGCGCGATGGTGGCACTGGTACGTCCGCGCGCGCCTACATTGAGGACTGGACAGCTGTCGTCGCCGGCCTATACCGCTGCGTGCTCGTGGGTTCCGTGGGCAACGCCGCGACGAGCATCCTTAGCATGTGCCAAATGGCGTCCGCCGACTTAACCGCGAACTACACCGGCGACGGCGCCTCCGGTCTGTTCGCCGGCTTCGCGATGCTGGAGGACAACGCCAACTTCGCGAGCAGCTACCACGCCACGACGCGTAACGCCGACTTCCTGCAAGACAGCATCAACTTCAGCCCTGCCGACATCGTGGCAGCGGGTGGGGCGACGTTCTACTCGGAGTGGATCGAGCGGGGGACGCTGTTCACTGGCGCGGACTCGCGGATCTGGCAACTCGGCGGTGCGGCGGCGGGCACTGACCCGCGGCTACTCCTCTATGGCGCGAGTGGCAGCAACGGCCGGCCGGTGGCGGCGTTCGATGACGGCACCACCGAGGCCACGTCCACGGCGGCAGCGGATACCGTCGCGCTGTCCGACCACGTCCGCACCCGCGTCGTCGTCTATCTCGACGGGAGCGACTGGAAGGTCCAACTGCACACGTCGGTCAACGGTGCCGCCGAGGTGAGCGCGAGCGCCGGGACTATCGGCGCCACCCTCCCCGATGACTGGTCAGCAGATACCGTCACCGTCGGCGCCGACCCGGCGGGGGCCAACGCCGGCTTCTCCGAGATGATCGTCCCGTTCCTCGCCGCACCGGGCGTGCAGACGATGGCCGAGATGTCGAGGCTCGCGCACAACTGATGGAGCGTATCCATGACCGTCTCGACCGATAACGCCTGGTTCGTCGCCGCCTTGGGCGAGTCCGTGAAGGGCCTTCAACCGCCCGAGTCGCGCACGATCCGCACGCCCCAGGACGCCGTGCCCTACGTGCTCGCGCATCTGTTCGCGGACGCAACGGTGCAAGCAGCCATCACGGACGGACTCGCACGCGCACGTGAGGCGGTAATCGACGAGTGGGGCGCCGACTACATCACCGAGGCCGAAGTGCTGGAAGCGCGGGCCGCCGAGCTTCGCACGCTCGCCGAGGGGCCGGTCGAGGAAGAGCCTAGGTGACGCTCACCCCGACCCAGGTGGAGCGGCTCACTACGGGCAAGCTCACGCGCTACGTCGCCAACGACGCCACCGATCCGTTCGACCTGGACGACTGGACGCCGACCAACGCCACCGAATCGCTCTCCAGCGGCGACCTGCAATGCACGATCGGCACGGCGACCGCGTTCGGCTTCCTGCGGCACGACGCGCAGGCCGAGCGCGGGAAGATCATGGTCCACGCGCTGGTCACGCGCGTCGGGAGCGAGAACAATCACGGCGTCGTAGCAGCGCACCTCGTCGATAACTCGAACTTCAGCTACGCCGGCAAGCGATTCAACGGCGCTACCGCTGCGACGAGAGCTGTCACGCTCGTCGAGCGCGTTGCCAATTCCGTCGTGGCGATCGCGAGTCAGGACGGCGTCCTGGACGTTGCGAACCTGACGTACACGAAACTGTCCGTATTCCGCGACGGCGCGACGACGCTCGAAGGCTACGGATTCGACGACGATCTACGAAACACGCTGACCGCGGACCTGGTGGAAACCGAGGGACGCGGCGGCGTCGGCGGCAACCAGACCAGTGCCGGTCAGTCGGTACGCGCGCGGGAGTACTACGAGGCGACGGACAAGGTCGTGACGTGCAGCGGGCTCGCCGCCGGCAACAAGCTCAAGGTGCTCGACGCGGATGACGTTGTGCTGGCAGAGGCCACGGAGTCGGGGGGGACGGCCAGCGTCGATCTGCTAGAGGTGTGGCCGAGCGACGCCGTAGCCGTCGTGGTGACGGACTCCGCGGACGTGGCGCTGACGCCGATCCTCACGCCGAGCGCGCCTGCTGGCATCTGGGGCGGCGACACCTACGAGGCCAGCTCGGACGCGAGCGCCATCCCGAAGACCTACCGCTACCGCATCGCTGACGCGGGCGCGAGCGCAGTAGAGGGCAGCGTCGCGTACACGTTCGACGCCGAGATTGCGGACGTGGGACCGGTCGGCGGGCAGCGCGTCTACCCGAAGCGCAGCGGCACGAGTTCACGGCCCTGGTCCATCGAGATCGCGGACGTGGGCGAAGCCGTTACCGCGATCCTCGCGGGCGGGGACGGTCGCGCGCAGCTCCTCCGGCGGCTTGCCGACATCAGCGTATCCACCGACGGCGGATCGTTCTACACGGTGCTCGCGACCGCGCGCATCGACGACGTCGAGATGGTGGATGTCGCGGCCTTCCGGCTGACGCACCAGGACGAGCGGCTGATCGAGCGCACGACCACGATCTTCGAGGGCTCGAACACGACGAGGCTGGCTCCCGCCGGGCTGAACGCTGCGTGGCTCGACTTCCAGCCGCCGGCTCCCGCGCGGTACGTGGTGCAGTCCGTCGACGCTGGCAACGACGCGACCGTGTACGACATCACGCAGTCGGACGACCGGCGCGAGAACGAAGTGATCGGCGACCCGGCGCGCGTCACCCCGGCCGGCTTCGATCTCATGGAGGCCGATGTCGTCGACGATCCCGGCCCGAACCAGGGCAACTTCACGCACCTGCGGGCGAGCATCGACGGCACGGACCGCGAGATCGAGGCGTTCAATGGCGGCGCCGGCCCGAGCCCGCTCCGCTACCTCGGTACGGGCGGTGATCCTCGCCGCATCAGGCGCTTCCGCGTCAGCGGATACCAGGACCCCGGCGGCGTGGGCGCCGCAGTCGAGGTCTACTTCCACATGCTGACGCACGACCCGACCGAGGAGCTGCGGCTGCACATCGGCGGGCAGAACGGCGTCGACCCGTTCACGCTCGTCAAGCAGATCTACGACGGCACCTATCAGGACGCGGCTAACCCGCAGACGGTGCGCTACGAGACCGCGGCGTTCACGGCCTACGATCCGAGCACGAACCCGGACGGTCTGATCGACAACCCGCGTTTCCCGAAGATGCACTTCGATCCGGATGGCCCGGCGACCATGGGTGAGTGGCTCGACGAGAACATCTACGGCCCGCTCGGGGTGACCCCGTTCATCAACGCCGACGGCGAGATCGCGCCCCGCTACTCGCGCCAGCCCGCAACCGACCAGGTGGCGGACCCGGATGCGCTGTTCGAGTTCACGGCTGCGAATCTCGCGCTCCCGCATCCTGGCTGGCACAACCAAGGGCGCGAGCAGGTCACGGTCGTCGAGACGGAGTTCCGCTACACCCGCGCCGCTCAGGCAAGTGACGAGCCCCGCGACCTGAAGCGCCTCGATGGGCTCGTGGACGCGACCGCCCGGGTCACGCGCGAGCACGACAACGTCACGACGGCGGGCCGCATGGTCCACACCGTCAAGGTGCGCGGCGTCCACCGGAGCGCAGATCGCGCGATGTTCGCGCGCCAGGTCTCGTCCGAGCTGTTCGAGCGGTTCGGCGACGGGCCAGTTCTCTCGGACGGCCCGGGCAATTCGACCACCGAGAGCGTCGTCGCGGGCGACTGGTGCATCCTCGACCTCGATTCCTACCCGGCGCTCCAGAACCAGAGCCGGAGCGGCAAGCGGCTCGTCCAGGTGATGAGTCGCGTCGACACGCCGGCGGGCCCTGAGTTCGAGTTCCTCGAGGCGGGCCCGAACAGCCAGCCGCTCGGGACGCTCACGGTCACGCTCGCCGCGAACGCGAACGACGACCACACAGCCATCGACGCGACCGTCGGCACACTCCCCACCGGCGCGGACGGCTACGAGCTGCATGTCGCGGTCAACGCGAGCGAGCCAGCCGAGGGTTCGCCGCTCTGGCAGTACCGCACGATCCGGGGCACGCAGGCTGAGACGGTCACGATCCGGCGCATCCCGTCCGGCTCGACCGTGTGGGCGCGCGTCCGGGCTACGGGCGTCGGGCGGATCACTGGCGACTGGTCGGCCGCCGACTCGCAGGCGACGACCGCGCTCACCGCACCGAGCGGCGTCGCGGATTCGGACGTTGCCGGCGACGTGGCCACGGTCTCGTGGACCAACGGCGAAGCCGACTTTGATCTCGTGCTCGACCTCGACGGGACCGAGCGCGTGAGGCTCGCCAACGGCACCACGTCGTACAAGCTCCGAGGGCTCACGCTTTCGACCGCCTACACCGCGGGCGTGAAGCACATCGACGGCTACGGCGGCGAGTCCGCGCGGGCGACCGACGGGTTCACGACCACGGGCACGGCCGAGGCGGTCCCGAAGCCCGAGGGCCTGCGCATCCTGGTGGGCGCCTGATGGCAGCCTACACTTTACTCCAACCGCGCGAGCCTCAGCGGTTGCGTCTTACCGCTCGCCAGATTCCGGAGGCGTCCGATCACTTCATCGGCCGCGACGGTTCCCGCGAACAACTCTGGGCTTCCCCGGAGCCACGAGGGCGCGGCGATGAGCAGGGCCACCGCGCTGCCGTCGTAGGTGCCCGCGATGCTTGTCTGAAACGCCATGTCATCGAGGAGCAGGACCCCAGACCCGCTCACGTTCCCCGCGTCGTCCTCGAGCGTGAGCGACACGAAGACGCTGTCGGGCTCTTCGGTCCAGCCAGCCCACTGCCCGGTGAGGTCGACCGGCACCGGGGCCACTGGGTCGGTACAGGCGGCGAGGGTGAGCACGAGGATAACAATGCGGCGACCCCACGGGTGACTTCTCATGCCGTACTATCAGGGGGCGGGCGGTAGATGGCAACCTTCCCGTTCGACGTCCGCCTGCGCCGCTTCGGCGTCGCGCTCGCGCTCTACCCGGCGAGCAACGAACTCGCCATGGAGATCCAGCGCGCGCCGGACGACGGCGCCGGTGCCCCCGACACCGGTTCGGCCGAGATCATCGACGTGGTCGCGCCGGGCACGCGCACCTACGTAGACCTGACGGGCGGGATCAAGCACTACCGGATCCGCCACATCAGCGCCTCGGGCGAAACCGGCGACTGGACGCACTGGGTCGGGCCCGTGACGGCGACGAGCATCCCGAGCGTGCTGCCGAACGTGCCGAAGCTCCGGGACCCGAGCATCGCCGTAGAGGAGACGGTGGGAAGCTCCTCGTTCAGCGTCACGGTCACCGTCACCGACCCCGACCGGCGCATCAAGGGCGCCGCGGCCGATATCGCGTTCCAGACGCGCACGGGCGTCGGGGCCTACGGAGGTACGTGGCTATTGACATGGGACACGGACACGGGCGACGAGGGCGTAGACGCCGAGCTCGTCCGCACGGAGGCAGTGAGCTTCGGCACGACCGGGCGCGCGTCGCTCAAGTTCCGCGTGCAATGGGAAGACGACTCCGGCGAGCTCCAGGAGCGCATCGAGCACGTCGAGTTGAGCTCCGAGAACATCATCAAGTCCTCGAACCTGCGGTGGGTACCGGTATCAGACCACACACACCTCGGCGCCCAGATATCCACCTACGACCTCTACCTCGACGTACAGCTTGGCGCCGACGTGGCATCAGTCCATTGGGAGGCGGAACGCGACGACGGCCCTCCAATCATTGTCGCCGAGGACGACGTCGACATCAGCGCTGACGGCGAGATCTACCTGCTACGTGCCCAGCAGGGCGATGCGGTAGTCTTCAACTTCGACGACCCGCCGACGGTCTACGTCACTCCCTACGACGCCACTGGCGGTGAGGCTGGGGCCGGGGACCCGGGGCCGACGATCGCGCGCCTCCTCGAGCCCTATGGTGAGACCGGCTCGACCGGCGGCAGGGTCGCGCACTCTGGCAGTCCTAGCACTGTGCGGTTCGGTGACCGAGTGATCTTCACGGGAGCGGGAGTAACTGTCGGCGAGGACGCGGATGGGCGGCCCGAGATCGCCATCAATAGTGCCCTGCACCTCGACGTCACCTCGCGCGCCACGTCCGGCACGGGCGAGGATCTGCTAGAGACCATCACCGTGCCGGCGAATGCGCTCGGGACAGACGGGGGCGTGCGCCTGACGTGCATGTTCCGACGCACGGGCGTAGCCGGCGACAAGACGATCAAGGTGAAGTTCGGCGCCACGACACTCGTCAACGAGGTGTACACGAACGCCGGTGACCTCTGGCTGGACTTCGTCATCGCGAACAACGCGAGCGCTTCGGCGCAGGTCGCCCTTTACCGGATCTCGTCTGACAACGACACGATCCGCATAGACATCTCGACAGCCGCGCAAGACACGACTGGTGCCCTGGACATCACGATCACGGGTGAGTGCGCGGACGCGGGCGACAGCATCGACCTCCGGTCCGACCTCGCCGAGTACGTGAACATCTGACCCATTCCCCTGCTCCCCCGCAGGAGACTGCATAATGGAAGGACAACTCAGTGCGGTGCAGGCGCTCGTGGCCCTCGGGCTCGTGGTACTCGGGCCCGGTGGCGCGGGCTTTGCCGTGCTGTTCGCGCGGCTCAAGAGCGTGGACCAGACGTGCAAGGGCCTGGACGCGAAGCTCACGGAAGTGACGACCAAGGTCGGCAAGAACACGGGCGACATCATCCGCATCGACACCATCCAGCAGTCGCATGTCGGGCTGATTGGTCGGCTTGAGAAAGCCGCTGAACGTCGGGCGGAGCCACGTCCATGAAGCCGCCGCGGATGCTCGCGGGTCACACCGCACGGGAGCGTAGATGGGCGTACACGGTGCTCGGCTACGTGCTTGCAGGGATCGGCTGCTTCGGGCTTTTGCTCGTGCTCTGGGCGGCGGCCTCGGCCTACCTGGCCGGCGAGAGAAGCGTCGGGATGCTGCTGATCTTCCTCGGCGGTGGCTCGGCGGGCCTCGCGACGGCGGGCGCATACCTGATCGAGCCGCTGCTGACGAGGGACCTGATCCACGAGCTACGAAACCTGCTGCCGTTCCTGCCGGACGTGACGCCGGAGCAGCGGACACCGAAGGGGCTGACGACCGAGGACGAACCCGACCCGAGACCGAGGCCGCCAACGTGAGCGACTTCACACGCGCGCTGCCGATCATCCTGGAGGCTGAGGGCGGATACGTGGACGACCCGGACGACCCGGGCGGTGCCACCAACTTCGGGATCACTCAGAAGACCTATGACGCATTCCGGGCGTCGATCGGCAAGCCAAGGGCCGCGGTGAAGTACATCACGCGCGAGGAAGTGGGCGACACCTACCTGCGCGATTACTGGCGAGGCTCGCAGGCAGACGCGATGGCGTGGCCGGCCTCGCTCGTCCACTTCGATGGCGCGGTGAATCATGGGCCCTACAATGCCGCGCGGATCTTACAGCGCGCGCTCCACGTTCGAGACGACGGAGCGATAGGACCGCAGACGCAGACCGCGATCCGTGCGGCGGATCCCGTGAAGTTGGCCAACGATCTGCTTTGGGGCCGACTCGAGTTCTACCGTGAGATCACTGCCAAGGCCGAGGACCCACGGCGTAAGTTCTTCCGCGGGTGGGTGCTACGCGTCCTCCACCTACGGACAAAGGTGCAGCTACCGTGACCACCATCAAGATCGTCACCCTCTGGGGCATCGGCTGGATCGCATGGTGCCTCGCTCTACTCGTCGGCTGGACGCCCTTGGTGCCGGACGAGATCCGCCGCGACTACCTGCTATGGGTGCTCGTGGTGTTCTTCCCGCTCGAGCTCGTCGGCGCCTACGACCTGCGGAACGACACGGGCCAGGAAGTCGCGAAGACGCTCTCTCAGCTCATGCAGGCGATCGCGCAGACCGCGAAGCCGGGGACCGCGTGGTACCGCTCGTGGAACGCGGTGCCCGCTGGGTTCAGCCTGCTCCTCGCGTGGACGGCCTATTACGTGATCGAGCACCCGGTGCCGGGCGCAGTCGCTGCGCTCACGGTCGTGGGACTCAATCTGTTCCATTGGCTACGGCGCGGGAAGTACGGATGAGGATCGTCCTAGCCGTGGTGCTCCTGCGCGCGTCGTTCGCCGTGCGGTGAGCCTCCGGGACCTTGATGCTAAGTTCCTCGTCATCGTGGACGAGCGCCGGATGCACGTCGTGCCCACGCTCGCCGAGGCACAGGGCGTCATGTTCCTTTGCCCCATGTGCTACGCCAGGAACGGCGGCGCCGTCGGGACCCACACCATCATCTGCTGGTTCGCGGACCGGGGCGTGCCAGACAGCCAGACGCCGGGCCCAGGACGCTGGGAGCCGGCGGGGACCGGGATCGACGATCTGACTTTCGTCGGCCCCGCGGCGGCCAGCGTCGGGCTCATGGGTGGATGCCAGTGGCATGGGTTCGTGCATGACGGGGCGGCAGCGTGAGCACCAAGCCCTTCCTCGCCGGCCTCGCCACCGGCCTCGCCATCGCGCTCGTGGCCACCCTCGCGCACGGGAGCTTCGCCGGCGCGCGGGTCGCGTCACTGGAGGACTCCGTACTCGTCGCGCGCACCCAGCGCCGGGCGGCCGTGGCGCTGGCCGACTCAGGACGCGAGGCCGCCGAGACCGCGACGCTCGCGCTCCAGCTTGCTACCGCCCGGTGGGACCAGGAGCGGGAGGCGCTCCGCTCGGCCGGACGCCGGGCCGGCTCAGAGGCTGCCAGGCTGCGGGGACAGATCGCCGCGATCGCGCCCCCCGACCTGCAGATCCTCGTGGACTCGCTCAACGCCGCGAGCGCGGCAGAGCTCGGCGCCGAGCGGGCGCTGCGCGTGAGCGCCGAGGAGGAGGCAGCCTCCGCGTGGACGGCCCACGGCGCCGAGCGGCGACTACGGCTCCGGGTCGACGATGCGCTAGACGCGGCCCTCGCCGAGATCCGCGCGCGCGAGACCCTGGAGGCCGGGCTGCGTCGCCAGCTCCGGCCCACGTTCTGGAGCCTGGCGATCGGGGACTTCGCCTGGACAGCCGCGGCCGTCGCCGCTGGGTGGGCATGCTCCGAGATGACGCGCGGGCGCGGGGACCTGGCGCTGATCGGGTGCGCTGGTGGGGCTGCGGTCGCGATCGCGGTGGCGCGGTAGGGGCTCATGTAGTAGCTTTGCGGTGACCGAAATAGTGGGACCAAGCAGAACCAGGCTTTACTTGAAGGACCCCGTATCGTTCTCCGGCTTCGGCCGGGCAGCCGTAGTTGGTCCCGCTAGGCTGGGTCAAACGGTACGGGGTCTTTCTTTGCGAGTACGTCATGGGTTTCTGCGACCGTCCACCCAGCGGGGCGCGACGGCGCCCCGCGAAAGACGGGGTCAGCCATCCGATGCGGGCCACCACCAAACGTACCCGGCTACCGACCCAGGGACCGGGTCCCCGCTACTCGCCTGAGTGCCAGGCCACTGTCGGATGCAGGGCCTACGTGCCCGAGTCAGCCAAGCCTATGCGGGAGGGCGTGGCCTGACCAACCGCGCGCGGCACCTGACCGTATCGTACATAGCCGTCACCTCGCCTTATCTTCCCACAAGCGGGAGGAATGGGTGGCTCACGTCCGTGACACTTGCCCCGACAAATGGCCGCCGCTATCTGGCGGGCGATTGTCGTCTAGCCAACATCTTCCGAAGTGGACTCACAAAGTGCTTGCATTGGTGCCACGGTCGTGGCATCTATGGTGGGCACAAGGCAACCAACGGAAGGAAAGGGGACACGATGAACCGGACGCGGCAGGAGCGTATCAACCAGTACGAGGCCGACGGTCTCCCGCTCGTTGACGCGCGCGAGATGGTAGAGGCCGAGGACGCGCGACCGAACGGCCCGACCGTGATGACGGTGGTCGATCGCGGCCGCTGGATGAACGGGACGGCGCGCGCGCACGAGGCGATCACGCGAGCCGTGCGCCGCGGCGAACACGTCTGCGACTCATGCGACGCGACCGCCGTGGCCATCAGCCACTCGGGTACCGGCTCGCCCGTCGTGCTGGCGTGCGGTCCGTGCTACCGCGAGTGGATCGCGGAATCGCGTCGCAACCGTCCGAGCCGTGAGGCGCTGGTCGCGCAAGTGAACGCAGCCATCGCGCATGCACAAGTATCGTGAGGCCGAAGTCTCGAAGGACCACGGTGCTGACACTCGACGAAATTAGGACACGGCTGGTCGGCCTGAACGAGAGCGAGGTGTCGTATCGCACTGGCCTGCACGTGAACACAATCCGTCGCTACCGGGCGGGCCTCGTCACCGATCCACCGCTCGACACGTTGCGGCGACTCTCGGACTACCTGACGGGCAGACGGAGGCCCGCATGACCCGCCACGAGATCGACCGCCTCATCGACGAGCGTGAGGAGGCGCGCGCCGAACTCGGCCGTGCCGTCCGCCGGGAAAGCGGACTGGAGGAGGCCGAGACCGAGTACCGTGATGCGGTCATCGCGCTCACTCGCGCCCTGGACGAGTTGTTTCGACAGGTGAAGCCATGAGCCTCTTCGGCTGGCGCCTCTACCGCGAGCGCGGGACCGTCGTCCTCTATCGGTACAACGGCACGCTCGGTGGGGCGAAGCGGTGGCGTCCGGTGCGCGTGTGGTGGACAGCATGAAGCTCCCGCTGAGTTTCCAGTTGGTTGCCCCCCCCAATTACATGGAGCGCAACCGATGACCCTCCCCACGACACCCTTGATCCCCGGCATGTGGGCGAACGAGCGAGCGGCCGAGCGGCTGAGGCTGGAGCGCGCGAAGCGCCGTGCCGCCGAGGCCTTACGTGCGCGACCCTGGGACCATGGCTCGGAGACCGACGCCATCATGGCCGAGCGGGCGCTACGGCGGGCTGGCGAAATCGAACGAATCGAGGAGGGCACCCCATGACAGCAACGAAGGAAGCGCCGGAGGTCGGGACGGCGGACAGGCTGCGTAGCGTCATGAAGGATCTTGAGTCCGCACGCACCGTCGAAGTGACGCTTGACCGCTATGGCTACCGAGTGAATGGCGACTTCCTCCGTCGCGTCACCACGCTGCTTCGTGGCATCCCCAAGGACTGGATGGGCAATTGGGCCGCGAAGACGGTAGCCGAGTTCGCCTACGATAACCGCGAGTCGTGGGAGAAGCTCGACCGCACGAACGCCGTCAAGCTGCTCAAGGGCTCGCCGTGGACGAAGCGCGACGACGCGGGCGACCGGGGCACCGCGATACACGACGCCATCGAGGCGTTCGCTCGCAAGGCCGAGTTGCCCGCGATGACGGAGGACGAGGCCGCTTGCGCCAGCGCAGCGACGCACTTCCTGGAGGCTCGCGCCTCCCGCATCCTCGGCATCGAGATCACGGTGCTCAATCACACCGTCGGCTACGCGGGAACGTTCGATCTCTGGGACATCCACGACGGGGAGTCGTGGATTCTCGATTGGAAATCGAGCTCCGGGATCTACGCTGAGCACGCGGTCCAACAGGTCGCATACAAGCACGCCGAGTACGCCATCGTCCAGGCTGAGGGCACGGATGCGAAGTGGACGGGCAAGGTCATCCCCTGGCAGGGCCTCGTGGACCGGCTCGGCATCGTCCACGTCGAGCCGAACAAGGCGACGCTGCATCCGATCAATCCCGAGGTCGAGGACCGGCTGTGGAAGGTATTTCGCGCCGCCGCGTTCATGAGAGTGTGGCAAAGCGATACTGACGACTTCGCGGGCCGGACTCCCCGCGAGCGTATTTATGACGAGTCCATTCCTGTGGAACTGGAAAGCCAGGAGGCATGACCATGTCGAGGACCGACGAAGTCAGGGGCAGGGGCAGGGAGCGCGGCGGAAGTGGTGCTGGCGGCGCGCCGTTCGTGCGCTGGGGTGACTCCTACGCGTGGGTCGAGGGCCGCGTGGCCGGCTCGTTCAGCACGAAGTATGGCCTCGCCGTGACGATCGATCTCAGCAACGTCGGCGGTGCGCCGCTCGAGGCGCAGGGCAGGGACGAGGAAGGTGCCGACTTCACCGTCGGGATCAAGTCTGGCATGAGGGTCAACGTCGGCACGCAGTCCACGACGCTCACCGGCAAGATCACGGCGGAGGATGAAGGCAAGAACTTCCACGTCGCGTTCGAGGGCTGGGAGGAGCCGAAGGGTGGCAACCGCTACCGGGTTTTCAGCGTCATCGAGCTCACGGAGCGCGACGCACCGGAGGAAGATGCGGACGAAGAGGAGGAGGAGTACGCGCGAGGTGGGGCCGTGGCTGATGACCTCCCGTTCGGTCCCCTGCGCCTCACGGAGCCGATCTTCTGAGGGCTTGACCGCCCGTCCTTTCACACCATAGAATAGGAGTAGCTTCAGAGATGCTAGCCGCATTGAACGAACTGATGAAGGACCTGTACGCTTCCCCGCGCCTAACGGCCGGGGCACCCTCGGCTAGCGGGTGTTGGAGCGGCGTACAGGTCCTTCTCTTTTGCCGATGCGATCACTGGTTTCTGCGACCGTCTCCCCAGGGTGGACCGAGGAGCCGGTCGCCAAAAGACGGGGTCAAGTCTCTCGCTGCGCCACGGCCGCAACAGCCCGGGAACCCCTACACCCGTCCGGGTCCGTCGAAGAGCAGTACCCAAGGCAGGACTGGCGAGAGCAACGCACGCTGGCGTTTCCGTAGGCAAGGCCACGGAGGCCCCGGCGTAATTGGCGAACCGGGGAGGCACACCACGGAAGAATGGGCGATGACAGAGCTTCCAGCGGGTACCATGCCCTACTCGACGGGGACGGGGTCGCCTGCGCCTCAGATAGAACGATGACGCGCACCGAAGAGCTCAAGGCACGGCGCCCCTCAAGGGAGCCGCACGCACCCGACAGCGCTCGCGAGATGCTGGCCATCCACATCGGCCACGATCCCTACGACCTAGTGGAGCGGCTCGACACGGCCGGCAACGTTCGCGCCGGAGCCCTAGCCGTCGCCTACCAACTGGAGAACGAGACGAAGTCGTTGCTCGCCCGTCTCGCCAGCGAGTACGCGGTGACGCACGCGAAGGAGGGCCTGAGCGAAGCCAAGCTTGAACGCCTCGCCCGCGCCGACCAGAGATTCAGCGACCACATCAAGGGCACGGCGGTAGCGATCGAGAACCGCGAGAAGGCGAACAACGAATACTGGCGCATCAGGACGCTCATCGAGCTCGACCGCTCCGCCATCGCGCATCAGAACGCTTTGACCCGGATGGACGGATGAAGCGCCGCACCCCGCTCCGCGCTGACCCCGCGAAGATCCGCGCATGGCAGGACCGCTCGCGCGAGGGGCTCAAGCGCAGGACGCCCCTGGAGGCCCGTTGCTTCTCCGAGGTCCACGCGGACGACCCACGCTATGGGCCCGAGTTCGACGCGATCCGCGACCTTGAGTGCTTCTGCGTGACGTTCGCTTATTCAGGTCCCGGCCATGAGAAGTGCGGACCAGGCAGCAGGGGCCTCTGGCACACCGCGGCCCACCTGAGTGCCGACGATGGTCGGCTAATGGTACCGGCGTGTGGTGCGGCTCACGACCTCGTGGACGGCTACGGGAGCGAGACGACGGTGCGCGTGTTCCGGGATTGGGTGGCAGGCCAGGAGTGGCGCACGCTCGCTGCGCTGGCCGCGCGGTACTGGCGCGAGGTGGCATCATGACCGCCCTCTTCGTGCGCAAAGCCCGCGGCCCCGGCTGGATCATCGCTACCCCGCGCGCCCGCATCAGGCACGGCGAGCCCGCCATTCAGTCTGACGGGCCTCGCTACGTGAGCCGCGAGGATGTCCTGAGAATCGTCGAGGGCTTCCTGACGGCCTCGGACACGGGTAACGGCTCCCGCGCCCCGCAGGCTCGCTCGGCAAGCCCCAGCAAGCGCCTCCGGCCACAGGCCGTCCAGGTGCTCGAGGCGCTCAGGGAGTACGGCTCATTGACCAAGCGTGGCGCGATGCTTCTCGATCCGCCCTGCTACAATCTGCCTGGCCGGATCTTCGAGCTACGCGAAGCGTTCGGGGCTGATGCCGTGCTGACCGATCGCGAGTCGCATGGGCCGGACGGGAGTGGACGCCACGCTCGGTACTCGCTTAGGCCGGGGCTCTCGGACCAGTGACCGCCCTCGGCCCCTGGCTCCTCGCCGGCCTCGCACTGCACGGCTTCCTCGGCCTCTGCGCCGAGACGATGCGCTACGCGCTCGTCCGGCGCGCCGAGGACGAACGGCACGCGCACGCGTGGGCCGAGATCCGGGAGGCGCACCGGCTGCGGATGGAGCTCAAGCGGCGGGTGCTTCGAGACGCGACGCTCAAGCGGACGGAGCCGATGCTGTGAGCAAACAAACCACCTGACGCCGACGGAGGATGCATGACTGACTACGACCTTACGATGCTCGTGCTCAGCAAGGGCGAGCACGACGACCCCAGGGACGGACTCTGCTTACTGGAGGCGGTCGCCTTCGTGCGCGGCGCCAAGCATACCGACCACCCTGCGTGTGTCTGCCCGGTGCTCGGTGAGATGGGCCGATCTCTCAACGACGCACTCGACGACGAGCGACGCCAAAAGCTCGTGCCGCTGATCCCGTCGCTGATCGGTACCGCAGGGGATGGCCTGTCCGAGCGGCGCGGGCTCATGGCGGCCGACTGGATCGTCCGCACGTACACGCCGACATGGCTCCGGCTCGCGAAGCTGGAGGCTGAGGCGGCCGCGCTCGAAGCGCTGCCCGAGATCGCGGACACCGCGACGATGAAGGGTGCGCTCGAATTTCTCAACCGCGCTCGCAAGAGTGCAGCCGCAGCGGGGGCCGCAGCGTGGGACGCAGCGGGGGCCGCAGCGGGGGACGCAGCGTGGGACGCAGCGAGGGACGCAGCGAGGGCCGCAGCGAGGGCCGCAGCGTGGGCCGCAGCGTGGGCCGCAGCGGGGGCCGCAGCGTGGGACGCAGCGTGGGCCGCAGCGTGGGCCGCAGCGTGGGACGCAGCGAGGGCCGCAGCGGGGGCCGCAGCGTGGGACGCAGCGTGGGCCGCAGCGTGGGCCGCAGCGTGGGCCGCAGCGAGGGCCGCAGCGTGGGCCGCCGCGGGGGCCGCAGCGGGGGACGCAGCGTGGGACGCAGCGGGGGCCGCAGCGGGGGACGCAGCGAGGGACGTCCTCCGTCCGACCGTCGAGCATCTACAGGAGTCCGCGATCGACCTGTACCGGCGCATGGCCGAGTTGAGGCCGGATGCGGTGGCCGCGTGACGCGGAGAGCAGTGAGCGGCGGAGGCGCGGCACGCCCGGGGGGACGTGCCCTGCGGTCTCGCCGGGAGCGATGGCTCCCAGGTCCGCGGTCATGCGCGGCGCCGCTTTCTTGGCCCGATCCATGGCGGGCCAGGATCCATGTAGCCAAACACAGGAGGTATCCGATGTTCCGACAGGGTGACGTCCTTCTAGTGCCCGTCGACGAGATCCCGGAGGGCGTGAAGCAGGTGCGCCGCGACCGCGGCCGCGTCGTGCTCGCCTACGGTGAGGTGACCGGTCACGCGCACGCGCTCGAGGAGCCCGACGCCGAGCTGCTGGTGCTCGAGGAGCGGCGATTCCTGCGGGTGCCGAGTGGCGCGGAGCTCCGCCACGAGGAGCACTCGACGATCGAGGTCGTCCCTGGCCTCTACGAGGTCGTGATCCAGAGGGAGTACGACGACGAGGAGGAGTGGCGGCAGGTCCTCGACTGAAACGGGTCGCCGGGCGCTCCTCGCTCTGAGGGGCGCCCACGCCCGCCCCCAACCTGAGCGGAGGCAGTGATGCAGAAGCGGCTGACAAAGCTCTCAGCGAAGCGCGCCGCGGAGCTCCCGGCGATTCGGGACCGCTGGATCGAGATCGGACTACGCACAGGTCCCGGGGACCGGGAGCGCGCCTGGCGCGGGATCCGGGAGGCTTACGTCGAGGGCGGCCGTGAGGAGCCGCAGTGGTGGCTCTGGATGCGCTCCCCGCTCGAGGTGGCCGTCGCGTGCGCCTTCCTGCGAGCGCGCGCGGTGGGCGACCAGGTGATCGACCAGGTGCGCGCCCAGGTGCGCGACCAGGTGCGCGACCAGGTGCGCGACCAGGTGGGCGACCAGGTGATCGACCAGGTGCGCGACCAGGTGCGCGCCCAGGTGCGCGCCCAGGTGCGCGACCAGGTGCG